ACAATCCTTTTTAGGGCTGAAACGGAAGCCCTTGCAAGGTACGGAGTAAGAACCTACCACAATGCAGACTACTGCGGTGGTAAGCTAACCGAAAGTGGCGTTCAATAGAACGTCACTTTTATTGACACTGAACACTAAAAAATATTGAACAATGACCTTACAAGAAAGATTAGAAGTTTTGCAAGAACAGTACGATAATATGATAAAATATCGTGCTTTGTGTAATGGGATGAATTGCACTATTAACTACTCCAGTATAGACTTTGACAGAGAGGGAGAATTATTGAGAAAAATAAACGAAACAAAAGAATGTATAAGCGCTAAACAATTAAACAATTAAACGATATGGAAAAATTAACAAAAATTCAAGCAGAGTTAAAAGCTCCAAAGGGGCAATACAACTCATTTGGTAAGTACAAGTACCGCAGTTGTGAGGACATCCAAGAAGCGGTTAAGCCTTTACTTAAAAAGTACAATGTTTCGCTAACCTTAAGCGATGATTTGCAAGTTGTCGGAGAGCGTTACTACATTAAAGTAACTGCTGTATTAGTTTGTAACGAAACAAAAGAAAGCGTATTGGTTACTTCATTTGCTCGAGAAGAGGAAAACAAAAAAGGAATGGACGGTTCACAAGTTACTGGAGCATCCTCTAGTTACGCAAGAAAGTACGCTTTAAACGGTTTATTTTTAATTGATGATACAAAGGATAGCGACGCAACTAATAACGGCTTATATGAGCCTAAAAAGTTACCCAAACTAGAGGAAGCAAGATTTGTAAAGGCTTTAGAAAATATCAAAAACGGAAGTTATACCGTTGAGAAGTTAAAAGCTAGTTTTGAATTAACAGAAGAACAATTAAAACGTTTGTAGTATGGAAATATATAGAGTTTGCCAACAATATAACAGAGGGATACAAAAAATAAAAACTGATAAAATAAATCCTGACGGTACGTTTATTTATAAAAAGGTAACTAATAGATTTTATATTACTAAAAAAATAAATAACATCGAAAATAAAAATGATAACGAAAGTTGTTTTTTCTTAACTTATGAAGAAGCTAAAAATTATTTAATACAATTAGCAAGTGCGGATATTGATAGAGCAAAAAAAATTATAGAAAAAGCAGAAAACACAATAAAAAGTTTGTAATATGAACCAACTAACAGTAAGATGCTCCGAGTTATCCAAGTTGATGACAAAGGGGCGCAGTAAGTCCGAGCCATTGGGCGAAACAACCAAGAGTTATTTAATGCAAAAGGCGAAAGAGGACTTCTACGGCATTTTCGTAAACATTTCGACTAAATACATGGACAAAGGTATAATGAACGAAAATAAGGCAATAAAAATGCTAAATAACGTATATTTTACCGACTACTTTAAAAACGATGTGCGTAAAACCAACGAATGGCTGACTGGCGAATGTGATATTTTAGCACCTGATAAAATTATAGACATTAAATGCAGTTGGTCGTTCGATACGTTCCCAGCGTTTCAGGAAGAAGCTGAAAAAAGTGTAAAACAAAGTGGCTACGACTGGCAAATGCGAGGTTACATGATGTTATTTGACCGCCCTAAAGCTGAGGTTACTTACTGCTTGACTTCAACACCTGAGGAGCTACTAAGCAAGTTCGATGACGTTGCACTGCATAAGGTCGACCACATAAACCCAGCGTTAAGGGTAACGAGCGTAACAATCGAGCGAGATCTGGAAATAGAAGCACAAATGTTCGAGCAGTATAAAATAGCTAACGAGTATTATCAATCATTAATTAATCAATTAAAAAACAAGTAAAAATGGAAATCAAAGGAAAAGTTATCTTTATTGGTAACAAGCAACAAGTAAGCGAGAAATTCGCTAAACGTGAATTTGTAATCGAAACAGCGGAGCAGTATCCGCAACAAATCCTAATACAAGCGACAAACGAGCGATGTGGGTTATTGGATAAAATTATTATCGGGCAAGAGGTAACTGCGAGTATTAACCTAAGAGGACGCAAGTGGACTGATAAAGACGGAAATGATAAGTATTTCAACACTATTGAAGCGTGGAAAATTAATTTTGGAGAAGCTAAAATCACAGCACCTGAAATAAAAGATAGTCCATTTAGAGAAGATTATGCGAACTCGTTGGAACAGGAACAAGGAGAATTACCTTTTTAGTTAACAATTAAACAATTAAACATGAAATACGAAGATTTTTTAAAAACAAAGACAAAATCATTTATTGAAAGTGGTTTTACACCTGAGAAATTGAATAAAAATTTATTTGATTTTCAACAATACGCAGTAAAAACAGCATTGCAAAAGGGTAGATTTGCCCTTTTCTTTGACTGCGGATTAGGTAAAACATTAATGCAATTAAGTTGGGCGGAAGCTGTTTATAATCACAGTAAAAAAAAGGTTTTAATTTTAGCCCCTTTAGCAGTAGTCGAGCAATCAAAAGATGAAGCAGTAAAGTTTGGTATATCTTTAAAATCTTTTGATATTACCAACTATGACCAGCTAAAAAATATTGAAAATGTAAATCAATATTCTGGAGTTGTACTTGATGAAAGTTCAATATTAAAAGGGCGTGATGGCAAGTTATCCAGTTTAATTATTGATACATTTAAACAAACTCCGTATAAGTTGGCGTGTACTGCAACACCAAGCCCAAACGACCATATGGAACTAGGGCAACACGTTGAATTTTTAGGGATTGATAGTTACGAAAATATGAAGTCTTTATATTTTGTTCAAGATGTTAAACTAAAAACATCGAATAAATGGAGATTAAAAGAACATGCTAAAAATGATTTTTGGAAATACGTTTGTACTTGGAGTATGGCTTGTAGCAATCCAAGTGATTTAGGTTTTAATCATTGCGGTTATGATTTGCCAGAAATTGAATTTATAGAGCATTTAATTCCAGTTAAAAACGAAAGCAATAATTTATTTGGCGATGTTGCTGTATCTGCAACAGATTTGCATAAAGATTTAAAGCGTTCATTTGATTTACGAATTGAAAAAACAAAAGAACTGGTTAACAATTCAGATGAACAATGGCTAATTTGGACTTTAAAAAATGATGAAGCCGAAATTTTAAGCAAAGAAATAAAAAACAGCGTAAATGTTCAAGGTTCAGATAGCCCCGAATATAAAGCCAAACATTTAAACGGATTTGCAAAAAAAGAGTTTCAAAACTTAATTACAAAAACAAGCATTGCATCGTTTGGTATGAACTATCAAAATTGCTGTAATATGGTGTTTACATCGTACGATTTTAAATTTGAAGCATTTTATCAAGCTGTTAGGCGTTCATATCGTTTTGGGCAAAAGAATAAAGTAAAAGTTCATATTTTAGTGCCCGAAAGTCAATCAAATGTTAGGGCTACAATTTTAGAAAAACAAAAAAAACACTTAAAAAAATCTAAAGAAATGGCTAAATATAGTGGATTACAAGATTATAAAAAAGAAATTGATTTAATAAAAGAAAAAAAACAAATTATTACTGAAGAGTATCAAATATACTTAGATGATACTTTTGTAAAAGTAAAAGATTTAAAAGATGAAAGCGTTGATTATTCCTTATTTTCGCCACCTTTTAAAGATTTATATACTTATTCAGACGACCCAAGTGATTTAAGTAATGTAGGAAGTGATAAAGAGTTCTATAATCATTTTTCTTATTTAGTTCCTGAGCTGTTAAGGGTTACTAAACCTGGAAGATTACTATCTATGCATATAATGCAAGGTACTACTTCAATTGGTAAAGATGGATTTTATTCTATTGTTGATTTTAGGGGCGAATTAATAAGATTATTTCAATCCTTTGGTTGGATTTTTCATGCTGAAAAAATGATTAGAAAAAGTCCGCAACTTGCAGCAGTAAGAACAAAAAACCATCAATTATTACATAAATCAACAAAAAAAGATAGTACAATTTCAAGACCAGGATTAGCCGATTATATTATTACTTTTAGAAAACCTGGAATTAATAAAGTTCCAGTTGTTAATGATATAAATTTTGATGACTGGTGCAAAATAGCCGAGCCATGCGAATTTGATGACAGTATCAATATTGAAGTGTTAAGAAAAATAAGCGATCCATTATGGGTAGATATTGAAGAGGGAGATACTATAAGTAATTTTAGAAAGGGAAAATCAGAAAAGGATGAAAAACACATGACACCAACACAACTAAGTGTTATTAGAAATTGTATATTACTTTGGAGTAATAAAAATGATGTAGTTTTTGACCCATTTGGGGGAGTTGGTTCAATAGGCTATCAAGCATTAACAATGGGTAGAAAATCAATATCGATTGAATTAAAGGAAAGTTACTTCAAAATAAATGAACAAAATCACAGAAACGCATTAATTAAAAACAGCCAATTAACTTTATTTTAAATTATGGAAGCAAAAGACTTAAAGAACTTGACAAAAGATTGTCAGAGGGTTATTAAAGAACACCTAAAAAGGGAAGGAATGAGTGTAAATGCCTTAGCTAAATCGGCTAAGGTACACCCTACCCAGTTGCATTTATTCATTAAAGGCGAAAGGGGTTTAAATTTAACAACGATGCAGAAGTTAGCGGATGTTATAAGTAATGCAAAACATTAAAATAATAATCTTACAACGGGTATTTAGGAAGAACAACGCACTGTTTTATTTTGAGTACCCTAATAAGGCAACGAACTTAGATACTGGCAAGGAATTTACCAACGACAAAATATATCAATCGTTCAAAGATAACCGCCTATTACCGCCAAACTGCGTAGAAGCCGAGCGCGAATATCTGCAGAATGAGGAATATTACGAACAAATTTTGTTAAAATATCTTAATACCATTGTATAGTTAAATTTAATTTATAGATTTGCATAAACAATTAAACATTTATATTATGAAAACAGCAGTAGATTACAGAATGCACCCTGAACACCCAGCGGTAGATCTTTACAAAGAAATTTTTAATAAACCTGTATTGGTATTAGGACATCGAGATGCTTCATTAAAGCAAGATGACACCCATTATTCTTTAAAATGGATTGAAACCAACTTCATAGACTGGGTACACGATTTTGAAGGTTTAGATTATAAGAAAGACTTATTAAAGCGCGTTGACCAGTTTAACCAAGTGTGTAAAACACATCAATGCAAAATTTTTAAATATTACGATGGCGAGTTTGAAGATGATCGCAAGAGGTTCGCAAGTTACTTTATTGGCTTTATACCATGCGAGTAGTTTACTTGCTGATACTCCCAAGCCTAGCCTTTGCACCACCAAACAATGTTGAAATAAAGCAAACTTTTGATTATGCCGAACACATAAGGCAAAAAATAAACTGCATTTTGGAGCTGGAAGATGGATCTAATTATTGGGAGTTTAAAAACAAAACGAAAAGTAAAGAATTATTAATTAAAAAATATTTGAACAGATGAAAATAAAAGACTTAAAACAGCCATACAAAGAAATGGCTTTAATTGAACAGGAAGCGCAATGGAATGAAAGGAATGAAAATGAATATTTAAAAGCATCATTTTTTTGGGGTGATGATTTTTGGGTGGATGTATATTTTGGGCGTACACCCGAAATAACTCCCGAAATTAAAGCTAAATTTCCGAGTGTGTTTAATTAAAAAATATTTAGATAGATGAAAACACCGTATTTGGATGAAGAAATAGAAAAATTATCGTCATTCACACTTAATAATTATGGCAAAGGTATTTTAACCGAATACAAAGCCATAAAAAAACAACTTGAAAACAATCCGATAGTATCAACTCCTGATAACCCTGTTTGGGTGGTGGACGAAACAGGACAAAAACGTATATTATTGGCTGATTTTGGGGAAAATTGTATATATAGGTATATTACAGTTACCCTAGTTAGTACTCATGATTTTTTAAGTGGTAAAAATTTTGATTGGAATTATTGTAAAAACATAACCCCCTACATCGAAAAAGTAAGCATCGAAGTAACCAAAGATGAAGCTGTTAAAGTTGAGGAATTTTTAAAAACACTAAGAAATGAGAAATAAAAAAGATTGCTACTCTTGTAAATTTAGAGAGAAAATAATAGGCGATGCGCACTCTAAGTGCAATAATGAATGGAGCAAAGAAGATTTTAAGGGAAAAACAAAGAAAATAACAGCAACATGGAATCAATGGTCTGTAGGTTTTCCAAATAATTTTGACCCTCATTGGTTTAGGAACTGTAAAAAATATTTAGGGAAATGAAACTAACTAAAGAACAGCGCGACAATATAACCAAACTAAGTGCCCTTTGTAGTATTCAAACACTTATGTTTAATGGTTGCAAGGCTGATATTATAGCCATGAACACCCATACACTAAAGCAAAGTTATAAATACGATACTTTGAGTAAACCTAATAAAAAAGTAGTGGATAAAAAGATAGCCGAAGCGGTTAAGGGGTTAAGTCTAACTATTGAAACGGTTATAAAGGTAAACGCAAGGATTGAAACATCAATGCGAAACACTTTAGGAGATGAAGTAGTAGATGCTTTAATAGATGAAATTGATTTGGCACTTGATAAAGTTGAATTGGATAAATATTTGAAAAAAGAAAAGTTATGAAAACAGCAATACAAGAATTAATAAAAGACTTAGAGTTAGAGATAAAAAAATTAAACTCTAATCATAGAGATGAATATATGGAGCAAGGCGGTATAGAGAAAGCGATAGAATTATGTGAGCATTATATGACAAAAGAAAATGAACAAATAGAAAAAGCATTTGAAGAAGGTATGTTTCATCACTCAAACGGTTTAACCCCTAAAGAGTATTACCAAGAAACATACAATAACATAATACTATAAAAATGAAACCACTAACAC